ATACGGTTGTATCCTTGAAGCCAGCCATCTCAATCATCTTACCTAGCGTAGTGCGATACTGTGTTACTGAAACTAGAGGATTGTTAGCACCATACTTGCCAATAATCTCTTCTTGTTTAGCCATAATCATCTGAAGCATTGTGATTTGCTCTTGACGATTTCCGTTACCCAAACCTACGTTAATTGAAACATCGTATTGGTCATTCCATTCACGAGGATCAAAGCTAACCCATTTGCCACGCAAACGAATCGTACGCTCTTTTTCTTGGTACTTGCATAGTAAGTGTAGGATGCCTTTGAAAAGTGATTTAACGCCTGTTTCTGCAAAGATACGAGCGATTAATTCTAGCTTTCCTTCAGATTGTTTTGTCATCGCTGCAACTGCGGTAGCTGATACGTTCTGCAAGATGTTAGGATCAAGACCTTGCTGCATATCTGACACACCAGTACGCTTCGCTAGTGCGCCATCCAAGTATTCAAACATTGGGAATGATTGTGCAGCAGTAGATGTAACATTTAGCTGTGTTACTGCATTGTTATTCTTAACACGAATCACACCACCTGCTGTAGATGTTAGCAAGTCATCCATGTTTACTTGACCTTCAACTGCCGTAACACGAGCATTGTTAGTTAGGTACAAGTTATTAAACATTTGACGTAGGATTGTGGACTTCTCAAGCTGAATATCCATTGAGCGATCAGCAAGTGATTGACCAAAGAAGATATGTGGCACAGGTACAGGGCAGATTGAGTGGAATGGAACGTAGTCGCACTCCTCATTTAACAATACTGTGTTACCACCAAAAATAACTTTACGCATCTCTGGGATGCCGTCATCGTTTGTATCAATCTTGATGTAGCACTCAAATATCTCTACATCATTTGTGATTGAATAGTCTGGTAATTCATCACGTTCGTATCGTGCTAAACGCTCTGGGCTGTACTCAAGACGATCACCAGAAGGGATTGATTCTACTACGTCTTTATCAAAGCCCATTGCTACCAAGTCACCACGATCAATCATCCTGCGATGTGCAACGAATGGTGAATCCTCAATGGTGCGAGCAATCTTGCTGATCAAGAACTCTTCTGGTGGTACGTTTTCAATAACAATACGACTGTTATCATCAACACGCTGAATGGTTACGTTGTGGCTGTTATACATCATGCCATCTGCACCAATGATTGTGTCTGTCTTTTGCTTAACGATTTCAAAGTCACCATCCATCATTAGCATGGTTAGTTCGTCATCGCTTAAGTTTTGATACTTCTCTTTAGTAATGTCTTTCTTACTTTCCCAGTAAGCCTTAACAACACCTACTTTTTGTAGCAACGCATCCTTGAACCAGTTATGTAAAATCAAGAAGCCATCATTGTCTTTGTAAAATACCCAGTTAGCCATGTCAGATGCTTGCTCTGCGAATTGCTCATCGCCATCTTTAACAGGCTCAAACTGTACTGCATCCTCATTTGCGGTAAATACACGCATCAGTTGTGGTAACGCACCATCAATTGCTTCGGCTACCTCACCTGTCACTACTTGGCTTGATCCTTCTACTTCATTGCCATAAGGCTTGCGTAAGTAGTAGTCCATTGCTTCTGCACGATCAGCAGTAGTTTCTGTTTCAAGATAACCAATTGCGTTATTGATCTCTGTTTGACATCTATTTAATAGATCTTCATTTGATAATGCCATGTTTTATTCCTCAAACAACCCATGAGTTGTTAATATTTAAAGGTTTGCCCCAAGTTGTATCTGCTTCTACCAATCCAATAGCCATATAACGGAAAGAGTCAGCATAATGCGAAGCCCAATCGTGTAGCGGTGTATCAAAGAAAACATTACGCTTTTCATCGAATACCCTTCTATAGTTACGCAATGCTGATAGACCTTCTTTAGTGCCTTCTTTGTCGAACCAACATCTAGGCAATAAACGTCTAACTGCTTGTATCCCATCGGCTACAGATAAGCTAGGTGCTATCGTTACTTCTAGCCCTGCTTCCATCAACACTTCTTGTCTGCTCTTACCAGTCCCAAGTTCACGAACACGGACATCATGAGGCAAGATTTGCTGACCTTTGTCGTATCCACGTTCACGAAGCCAGCTAACGTAATAATCAAGACCAACACCATGATTCTCGGTAGAATCAATAAACTGTATTTCTTTACCAACTATCTGTGCAACCCAGATACAAGTAGAATCACTAACACCCAAGTCCCAACTACACACAATCTTCGCAAGAGGGTCATAAGGAATCTTTGTAACTCTGTTCTGTTCATCAGCTTCATTCAGTAATGCCCCATAATAAGCACCTTCTACAGGCGCATCAAAAGAACACTCAAACTCTTGCCTAAACTTATCTTCACCCATCTCAGCTTTAGCATCAGCTAACTCTTTATGGTCTAGGATACCTGTTTCGCTTGCCTTAAACTCTAAGAACTTCCAGCCATCTGCCTTTAATGCTCTATCTTTAAAGTCTGCAAAATGGTTATTACCTTTAGGTGTACCAATGAATAAACACCAGCCTTTACGATCAGCTAATGCAGGTCGGATAATCTCATTCCATATCTTAGGGTTCTGATCACCAATCTCATCTAAAACAACGCCATCGAAATACTGACCACGAAGGCTGTCACCGTTCTCAGAACCATATAGACTTATTCGCTTGCCTAAGAAGTCAACACGCAATTCAGCGATGTTTACCTTTGCGCCCAATGGTCTAGTGTACTCAACCAAGTAATCAAACGCTACACGCTTTGCTTGTGCATACGTTGGTGCGATATAAGCGTATCTTGGGTCTTTCTGTTCGTTATTCAATGCTGCATCAATCAAGTGCATGATAGCAGATACAGTCTTTCCCATCCGTCTATGAGCAACAACAACAGTAAAACGATTTGTGTTTACTGCTTCATGAATCTCTAATTGTGGTGCTCTAGGTCTATAGCCTAGATCAATCTCTTCATCCATTCTGCTTGTTTTCCAGCAGCATGTTTGGCACACCTGTAATCACTTTTAATAGAACTGGTGCATCTGCATCGCCAGTCATCTCTACAGAACTTAAATCTGGCACTGACTTCTTGAGCAGTATTTCAATCGCCTTCATGCGACCAGATGGTATCTCTTCAATGAATCCTAGAGCGTAGTCTTGTAGTAATTCAATCAGTTTACTTGCTTGAATTTTATCTCGCACCATTTGCTGGTGCCTTGGGTTTAATCGTGCTGCCATGTTTTAGACTCCCGAAGGTTGGTCTTTCCTTTTGTTACCAGTATGTATTAATAATTAAAATTATGTCAGCCACCAAAACTATGATAGCCATGTATAAATATATGTAGCTCACCACTTAACTTTATTAGCCCAGTAGGCTGCACTCATCTTACCCTTAGCAATGTTCTCAGCATGACGAGCCTTAAACGCTTCGTTACGCTTTGCACCATCTGGACTGCCTTTGACACCTTGTTGACCAAAGCGAATAGTCTTAATCTCATCGCCAACTTTAGCCACGACAACATGGCTCTTAGTAGGATGGTTAGGAGTTAGCTTAGGCTTGTTATAGCCAGATACGCCAATTTTAGTTAGTCGTGAGTCTTTAATCATTTTTTCTTAGCCGTCTTAGCTGCTGCTTTGAAGTCTGCTGCCGTTGGTGCTTTCTTGCTACCAACTTTATTCATCTTTTCTTTTGAGCCAGCTTTAATGCGCTCTTGTTTAGCATGAATAGCATCATATAAACCTGTCTTAGCCATTATTTCTTACCTTTCTGAAACTGTGCCATAGCCTTATCAATCTCTTGATCTGTGCTTGGTGCTTGCTTAGTAGGTTTAGCTGTATGAAACTTACCACCAGCCCATAACTTGTCCATCTTCTCTGCTACTTTAGTTAAATCACGCATCTTCTGACTCCATGTCTAATTCGTATTCTTTCTCTTCCCATACACTACACAAGCGTGAGTTATGGCAAATAAAGTCTAGCTTATGGCAGTAACCACGCTGTGCTTGACCATCGTATAAATCATATTTGTTCTGTGGGATAGCTTCCATCGCTTCAAACATGGATGGAGTGTTTTCGTAGTATTCGCAGTTACCACAGCGTTGACGCTTAACTTCAGCAGGTGTGATACGGAAGGCTTTAGCCATCTTGTTCCAGTAGTCTGTGCTTGGTGCTGCTGGGTCAATTGGACCGAGAGAATAGTTTTTAATTGCGTTCTCTGTGTTGCTCGCAATCTCTTTTGCAGATGGAATAGTTGTCTTAGTATCGAGTAAGCCTTTAAACATCATCATATCTGCATCCTTAGTGTATAGGTGATTTTTTAGGGTCTGCTATCACGGAGCAGAGTCGTATCTAGTATTCGACATAGAAAAGGTGATCATCTCTATCTATCCCTAATTGCGCTTGAGGATCAGTCAAGTACGCAATATTCTGTAAAAGTGTTAGGCTTCATCGCTCTTGGTAGCATCCACCTAACGAAGTCCAAGATCTCTCGGAGAAGAGTTTTTACCATTTCTGGTACTGCGACTATATCACACTCTTTTACGTTTAGTCAATATATCACTTTTTGATAGATTATTCGCTACAAAGTTCAATGCTTGCGGTCTGCATCCCTTACGTGGATCACGCTCTGCTATACATAACAAATCAGAATACAACTCACCACGAACTAAATCAATCTCAGCATTAAACATGCAACGATCATCAGTTAAACTCTCGCCAGCTTTGTAGTGTTTGCAGTCTTTACACAATATCATTGGCTCTACCTTTAATCGTTCTATCATGATAGTTCTTTCGGTTGGCTGGTAATCAGCTTCTCAATGTACCACATGGCTTTCTTTAAATCTTCCACACCGTTTTTATCTTTCCATCGCCATAGATACTTGATTGCGTTAGCCGTACATACAGCATCTAATCCTTTTAGATTAATCGTAGCAGCTTCAAGAGCATCAATACATTCGACCTTTCCGCTCTTGTAATAGGATGGATTTGTTTTATCTTTTGTAAATGTTTCATGTATTACTTCTTCTTTAAGCATTTAATAACTCCAAGTTCTTTGCTAATAGTTCTACTTCACTCATGCCAATGGCATCTTCAAAACCTTCAATACCAGCATGGATTGCAATGCGATAGCCACCAAGACGATGATGGGTAGGACATAATCCAATGGCTTTACTCCAATGTGATTTCCTTCCTGCTCCTGTTCCAGTACGAATATGATGGATCTCGCAAGGAGAGTAGCCGTAACCACCCAGTAAGCACACAATACAACCAAGATCAGCCAGTTTAGTATAATGATTACGTTCATCTTTTGTCATCTCCAAGTAACTCCTTTATCTTTGCACGACTCTCGGCTGCTGTCTGCACTTTCACAATGCTAACCTTACCATTTTCAATAGTGCCACGATAAGTATGCTTGCCATTAGTCGCACGAAACGATCCACTAAATCCTTCAGCAGCCATGTTCTTTATGAACTCATTTACGGACACTATTACTTTTCCTATTAGGTAGCAATGCTAAAGCTAACAATAATCCATTCGCAACACCAATGAAGTAAGCTGGTGAATAACAAAGCACATAATCTTTAAGTGTTATTAACATTTATACATCCTTACAGTTTTACCAGCAGTTGAACAGTAACTTGTAATCCATAGTTTACAACTATTACGCTGCATAGTTTTTCCGCAATGTTTGCAATAGTAATCTACCATCTTTTTCTCCGTTTTAACCAGTTAGCAATAGCACGAATATTATGAGTATGTCTGCATCGTAACTTACGCATACGACCATTTAAGAATATTTTTTGAGTAGGATGTTTATATAGTCTGTATACAATCATTTGCTATTTTCCTACCTATTCATATTAGCTACAATCGTAGCCACAAATGCTACATCTATGGGATTTAGCCACAATTCTATCTATTCACTTACCTATTCATCCACCATGCTGGACATAATGTTAGTTATATCCCTCATATCATCCCTTGCAAGGTATATTTTGTTGTTATACCTTATGGGGTATTCTTTTCCTTTAATGCTTGTTCAATAATAAAATTCTTTGCCACATTTATCACACTTAACTTTTATAAACACGCCATACCAATCTGCTTCTATTATGCGAACACCTTTTGTATTTTTATCAAATGTTATTTTTCCATGCCCTTTTAAAGCACACCACCATTGTTTTAACCCTCTGTTCATGTGTTCTTTTCCTTTAATGCTTGTTCAATAAGTGCGGCAAAGTAATGCTGTTGTGTTGTATAGCCTAAATCAATTCCATCTAAATCTTTATCTGATAAAGTCCATAAATCACATATCTCATCATCACTTAATCCTTGCCATTGATGAGGGTGAGTGTAGACAGCAACATCATCTTCGTCACGTTTGCTGTGATACACCATGCCAATAGGATATTCGTCATCATTGCTTAATAAATTGTATTTATATGTTGCTGGAATCCATCCCACAGGCTCTTGCGCTGGCTCTTGCTCGGATAGTGCTTCTTTGCAAGCGTTGATTGCATCTTTATATAAAACTAATGAATATTTTTGTTTTGACTTTGTGCTTAATTGTCTTTGCACTACAGCACTCAAATAATCCATAGCTTCAATCGTCATCTTTAATGCTTGTTTAGTTTGTGGTGTCATTGTTTAGTCCTTTGGCATTGCTGGAATTGGATGCCACAAATCGCCTTCGTGGTAATAATAAGGTTTTACAATTCCGCCTTCACCTTCATAATCATGCATCCAAAACTCATGGATTGTGTTGTATCTGGCCCTAACTACTAGATTCATCATTCTAGGAAGCCCAATTAAAATCATTGTTCCGTTTTTTGGTGCTGTTTCAATTGGCATCCAGCCAACAGGCTCTTGCGCTGGTTGTTCTAGTGCTTCTTCAATGGCTTTTAATGTATTGAATACCACGCCTTGTTGTCTTGGATCGCCCTTAAGAAAAGGCATTATAAATTGTCTTGCCATCTTTAATGCTTCGTCTTTAGTCATCACCAACTCCATCCCAAGTTACTAGCCCACGCCTCTATCTTCTCTTGATACGCTTGCATATCTCTTACGCTAAGTTTAGTGGTAGAAGCAATCCGTGTAATTTTCTCTCTGCCTATATTCTTTTCAGTCAGCAAGAACTTGTATCCCATTAGCTCATGTATCTCTTGTGCTGTGTATCCTAAATAATTCCCTACGCTAGTATACAGTTCCCATAATCGTTTATTTTGTTCAATTGATCTATTTGAATTTCTTTCTTTAATAATCACTTGATAATTTTTATCTGGTTCATTTTCAATAAGATCATTTAATTTTGCAACTAACATTGGAATATTGCTTTTACTTATATTAAAAGGTCTATGATTAAGCATGACGTGCAAATTCCTTATGATTATCTATTCTATATTTTTCTACAGCTAATTTAGCTTCATTAATATTATTAAATATTCCAATATAAATGCTTTTATAATTTACACAAACTCTTGCTTGCCATTTTTTTGTATTTTTATGCCAAGTAATTCCTTTAATTTTTGATGTACTATCAACTCTTAATTTTGAATTAAACGCATTTTGTTGAATTGTACATTCTCGTAAATTACATAATCTATTATCTTTTATATTTCCATTAATATGATCTACATATTCTGGAATTATTCCATTGCAATATAACCATGCTAATCTATGTGATCTATATCCTTTTTTATTTATTCTAATTATAGTGTAACCATTGCTATTAAAACATCCAGCAATAGATCCTTTTTTAGCCGTTCCATAAGAATTAATCCAAGTAAAAATACCTGTATCTGGATCATAGTGTAATTTAGATTTTAATTCGTCTTGAGTAATCATGATGTGTCCTAACTAACATTGAGTGGGTAATGTGGCTATTAGGTGAGTTAGCACCGTCAACTTACGCGCTCCCCAGCGACCACAGATAAATTATACATTATCTTTTATTACTTGTGCAGCATACTTCTTTGCATCCTCTATTCTCTCCGATTTATATAACCATTTACTACCTATCCACAGCTCGTATATAACCTTATCATATATCATTGATTTGCTTATATAAAATATATCTGTGTTGCACTTACTTTTAAGGTGATACTTGTCCACCTGTTCCCATCTCATCAGCTATATCCTCGAACATCACATTAAAGTACATCTCTTCATCAAGCATAGCATTTAGCCACTTAGTTCCACCTAGCTGTTTAAACACTACTAACCTGTCTGGGCGCAGCCTTAGTGATGTTGTTACTGCTTTCATATGATCTGGTAATTCTTTTCTACCACGTTTATTCATTATCTGCCATTCCTGTAATAACATGTTGCACTCCACGCATATCTGTAATAGTAACTGTGCAAGCCTTCTCACTTGCATAAGACTTACCTACAAATGCACATAACATACCAAACGCAATCATGCAGAATATAAAAGGTAAAAATTGTTTATTCATCTCATTCTCCAAGTTGATGCAATACATAATAACACATTATTCTGCGTGTTGCATAATAATTCTTTTACCTAATGAATCTATAATATCCTTTATGCGATCACGATTAGCTTGCAGTTCTTCATCAGATAGTTTCTTTGTTATCTTTTGGTGAAATACTCTATCCTGCTGAGTTTTGCATAACTCTATGATGTCGTGTGGTGTTGGCATATGACTGCTATCGTCTGACCACTTATCAAAAGCCTTGCTGACAACATGAAACTCAAACTTCTCTAGCTTACTCCACCAGATAGATACAGCTTCTTTAGATAATACTGGTCGTTTGTATAACTCACAGCATACGTTCATCATATTCCAGAATGATTGTTTTTCAGTATTAACCATGAGTAATATCCTTTTCAATAGCGATCTGGTTACCTAAGAACCAGTTTAAATCGCTTTCTCTAGCGTTAGTTAATGGTTCATCTTTCCACCTTCCATCATTCAAGTATGTAGCAGGATTAGGAATGTATTTACCACCATCTTTAATCCATTGCTCTGATATTGTTTGCCATTGCAACGCTTCTAATACTTTAATTAATGGTGGACTTTTCTTTTTCCATGCTATTGATGCTCTATCTTTTCCAGTTTTCTTTGGATATGCTTTCCAAAAGTCATCAAAACTATCAGCAAGTTTTTTTGCTGGTAGAGGGATGAGGGAATCAGTAAGAGGGATGAGGGAATCAGCACGATTAGTTCCGTCTTGCTCGTGATTTGTCATGACTTGTTCTATATCATTGATTTTATGTGTATTTTCATCAATATCAGGAATATCGCTACCTGATTTACGTTCATTAGGATGCGGGTTCTGATGTTTCTCAAAATTAAGTATTTTTATGTATGATTGTCCTTGTACATAATAAGTCGTGATAAATCGTGACTTCTCAAGATTAGTAACGATTAATTCAATATCACAATTATCATAAGGTAATAATTGAATTTTTAAACGTTTAGCACGATATTCAATACAACCTTTATAGTCAGCAACAGTCCACATAGCAATAAATGCTAACCGTTCAATTGGTTTAAGTTCTGCAAGATCCTCATTTTGAAAAAATGCTGGTTTAATATTTCTAGCCCTAGCCATTACTGTTCTCCTTTAATAAGTTTCCAGCATATACCACAAAAATATTTAAACTTGGGATATTTATTATTTTGAAATCTACTAAATGCAACTTCAGCCGCATCAATAACTTCATGAAATCCAAGCTTTTGCAAAAAAATTTCAATTGTTTTTAAATCTGCACGATTATATTCTTCAACATAGTTTGTACCTTCAAGCGATGCAGCAACTTGCCACTTCTCCAAGTAAAGCCTATCTTTCTTATCATGCATTACTTTCGAATATTCTTTTATCTGCGCTTCAGATTCTTTTATTAGATCAGCTTTTTCTTTTAAACTTGTAGGAATATTTGTTAATAAATTTGCTGATTTGCCTAAATTGCATGATGAACAAGATGTTATTAAATTATCCATATCATTATCTCCGCCTTCTTTAACTGGGATAATGTGATCAACATGAAGAATAACTTTTGGTGGATGTGATCCGCAATACTGACAAGTAAATTCATCGCGTTTGAATATTTCAAATCGTAATTTCTTTGATATTGACTTTCTTTTATTCATTTTAAATGTCCAAAAAAAAACCGCTAACCCTAGTTGTGCGAGAACTAGAATTAACGGCTTACTGCAAATAGCAGTAGTAATTGAAACTCCTCGCACGAGCCATTACTACTATCACTTAGATATTAATATACGCTTATGTGATCTTTATGTCAATACCATGCACCTGCTTCATCAGCCTGTACTTAATTTTAAATATATCGGTGATCATTCCCTTCACATCTTCAATCACTTCTACCTTATGTACTGTGTCGTAATAAACAAAGTCTGCCACATACTTAATAGCACGTTCTGTTTTGCCATTAATCACCAGCTTCGGGATCAGCTCATATGGAACTTGTAATCTCAGATCGCTAATTAATCCCCCTTTTTCATACAGTTTTAGCTGGCTATATCGCAGACTTTCTTTTTTACTATGAAACTTAATGCCGTCTAACTCTGTGATTTTATTATTGTATTTAGTTTTCTTATACATTTTTGCCTGTCAATTTAAAAAAATAATTAAATAATGGTAAATAATTATGCATTTAGTTGTTGCAATACTTTTTTATGAGAGTATAGTTACTACATCGCAACACAATATTAACACGGAGAAGAAAAATGTTAGATAACTTATTAATCGTAGTCATTGGTGCAATAGCTGTTTTATCATTGTTTGTAGTCGTAGGTTTAATTGCAGAAGCGAAAGGTTGGAACTAATCATGAGCGATCATTATGAATATTATCTTAACAACCCACATGAGCGTAAAGTGGACTATGTAATTCAAGACGAGTATTTAGAAGATGAAATTGAAGAGTTAGCAGATAACAAAGATTCTGTCTGGGAACTATTAGCAGACGAATACGTTGACTTTGATATAACTCAAACAACACTACGTGCTATGTTTAAATCTTATATTGCTAGACAACATGCTTACAAGCAAGAAGCTAAAGACAAAGCTGATGCTGATCTATTATTGTTTACTAAATCACTTATGCGTGCAATGTATGAAGCTAGTGCTGAAATTGTAACGGAGAGAGGATAATATGTGCCAGCAGCAATTCGAAGTAGAAGTAATGTCTGAGCTACAAATTTTAGAGATTGAAAAAGATACATATATAGGCTGTGTATATTGTGGTGAGCCTAAAGGAAGTAATTTAAGTTGTTGTGGTGAAAATCATTTTATGGAGATGGAAAATGAGTAATATATATACAAAATTAATGCGAGCAAGATTAAGACTGCAAGGTGCAAAACTTGAAAAGTCTGGTCACAATAAATTTGCAGGATATAAATATTTTGAACTAGGTGATTTCTTGCCTACAGTACAAAACATTTTTTATGAAGAAGGTATATGTGGAGTAGTTTCATACACACAAGACTTAGCAACGCTAACAATTGCTGATATGACATCTGATAGCACAATTGTTATTACAAGCCCTATGGGTAGCGCAGCATTAAAAGGTTGCCACGAAGTACAAAACATTGGGGCAGTAGAAACATATCAACGCAGATACTTGTGGGTTACAGCAATGGAGATTGTAGAGCATGACGTACTTGATGCAACTACAGGAACTGATACAGGTAACGCAGTAAAAAAGCCTGAGAAGGTAACACCAACTGCTGGAGCAATGGAGCAATTAGATGAAGAGTCACAGCAGTTTATTAAAGACCTTGCAATTGATATTATTGGTGATGTTGCTGGTGGACACATTGAGGACGCTTATGGGAAAACGACAACACTACTCAATGAGGAGAAGCTCGCTGTATGGACCTTATTGGATAGCAAGACACGCAGTACACTTAAAAAACATGCTGAGTCATTGAAAGGTTAATCATGATTAAAACTGGAACGCAGTTTTGGGGAGGATCGCCAAACGTTGGTTATGAAGAATATAAAAATATTGCAGATATTCCAAAAGAATTTATACCAACAATGTTAAATAGTAATCGTGAGTATAGGCGAATAGCAAAACAACTTGAAAAAATTAATCGGAGAAAAAAATGAAAGTATTAACAGTTAAATATAATGAATTACATGACTACACTAAAATAAAATTTAGTGAGGATATTCAACTTTGCAACTGGTTAGCAAAAGCAGATATTTTAAAAGATATTATTGTGCAATTAGAAGCTGAATATGAAATTCTTATGAGCATTAAAGAATTAGAATTTAGGAATGAATGGGAACTTGGAAACTTAGAGTTATTTCATGCGGAGTATTCAGAAGCAGTAAGTAAATTTAAAAATGACTTGTTAATAAAAACAGCAACGGAGATTTAATCATGTCAGTTAGAGATACTAGCAAAGAAACTTATGGTGACATTCATACAAGTGGATTAATTGGTCAGCAAGCACAGTCAATCCTAGATGCTATGGATCGTGATGTCGATTATTCATTACAGGAGATTAGCGCAAAGACAGGTATCCCTATCAATGCAGTATCTGGTCGCTGTAATGAACTAAAGAAATGTTTTTATCTTGAAGAAGCTGATAAGCGTAGATGCAGTATTACTAAACGAACCATTCACCCACTACGGAGAAAGTAATGTTAATTAATTCACTATACGGAATGAAAACACCCAAGCCATCTAAAGATTATGCAAAAAAGTTGCAAGCAGCTATTGACTATTTAGGTGACAAATATAGACTAGCAAGTTCAATTAAAAAGGTAGAAAACTAATGAATAACCTAAATGCAGTTGGTAATGTTGGAAGTGATGCAGAAGTACGTTTCACTAAAGAAGGTACAGCAATTGCTAACTTTAGCTTTGCACTATCATCTGGTTATGGTGACAAAAAGAAAACAACATGGCTACGTTGTAGCGTAATCGGTAAACGTGGAGAAACACTTGCGCCAATGCTTACAAAAGGTACGCAGATTGCGTTATCTGGCGAGATTTCATTGAATGAATATGTTGCTAAGGATGGCACAAATAAATCGTCTGTAGAGTGTTTAGTGAGTAATGTAACGCTACTCGGTAAAAAAGATGCTTCAGCACCTAAAGAAGCCAGTAAAGCAAACGGATACCAAAATCAACCGCTAGATGAGATGGATTCAGATATACCATTTTGATATAAAGAATTGGCGAACGCATACGGGGGTGTGTTAGTAGCCAACCTAAATGGGTGAAAGTGACAATATATTGTGCTCAAACTTTATTAACGACATTAGTAGCCCATCCTATTTCGGAGAGAAGTATGTATAAAAAAACAATAAAAAGCCAACAAAGAACTAGCATTATATCTATTGCAGATTTAATGGGTATAGATTTTCAAGAGTTACCATTAGATCAACAACGAGAAAATTTAGTAGCAAAATGGAAAAGCATGGTTGAAAATCCTAATATATATAAAGGACAAGGACAATCAATACAAGTATTACAAAATGCAATTAGTGCAATTAGACCAAAAAAGAAAGGTCATGCAAGTGTTCCACATCATTTTATTGATGTATGTAGAGAGCAATTAAATAAATTTCAATTCGAACGCATTATGACTGAAGCAAGCAAACGTGCAGAACATGATAAAAATAATGAGTAATTGGAGAGAAGTATGAAACCTAATAAAAATGCAATGACGATGTTTAATTCAGATCAAAAAAAAATACGCATCATGACATTGCTAAAAATTAAAGATGGTTTAGAAGCAGCAGAGATTGCAGTAGAGCTTGATTTGCCTTACTCAGTATGCAACAACTCACTAAGCAGAATGAATGGAGAGTATCTTGTTACCAGAGAAAAGTATTTATGTAGCAAGAGCCAGCGTTATGTATGGAAGTATTATGTAACAGATACTGAGTTCATTCCTAGAACCTATGCAGAGTGCTTGCAGGATCTAAAGAATATGCATACCACTACTGCGCTTGAAAGTAGAAGTCGTGGAAAGTATGACGATATTATGGATAAAAATCCTAATCGCAGAGTATTTTCCGGAAAGACATCATTGTTTGAAACTAAAGACAAAGACTACTTCTTGAATGGTCAGCGTGATAAGGTTAATCGTGCAGTAGCATCTACGTGGAGTTTATTCGACTATGCTTCCTAAAATGGAATTAAGACACGAGAGAACACAGAATAGTAAGCGTAATATTTGTAGTTACACTTATAACAATCCAGCATCATTTGCACAGATTAAAGAAGCTACAGGTCTATCAACATCCTATTTACGATATTTAATAAATCAATTAAAGTTTGATAATCAATTTAAAACATTTATGGAATATGATAGGGATGCAAGAAAGACTGTGATGCTGTATCAATCAATCAAAGAATATAAGCCAATTAAATATGTGCGTAAGACTAGATTTGAAGTGCCACAGCTTAACAAAGTTATTAGTGATGAACTTATATCAACTGTGCTAGAAAGATTGCTTACGGAAGCACCAAAGGTCATTGCGCTTGATTTAAATGAAAGACTTAGTAGGATTTATTGGATAAGGAATAAATATGGCAACAACTAATCCGATTACTGGTGACTTGCTAGTATCACGAACGCTTACAGAGGAAGGTGCTAAATCGTTTGATCGCATCTTTGGGGAAAAGAAAAAGACTAATGGCGGTTGGAAGCCACCACCACTACCACTAAATGAATATCCAAAAACTGGGTGGGGTGATAGTGAAGAGCGTATAGAAAATATTGGTCGCAATTCTAATGAAGGCTTGCACTATGATTGAGGTTAGACTTGCCGAATTGCCTATGACTCATATGCTGCGCAATACACCATTAGTTAAAATTGGAGCACAGTATTTACCTGCTGATAGTAAGGTTTGGGCTGATGTGAAATCTAGTTATGGAATCGCCCAAAAGACATATAATCAATTGGGCGATAGTTGGACATCGTGGGATGTCTGGAGAGTTACTTATTCATAACGTACATTGTTACTTCAAAGCCGAAACGCATTTCTGTAGCTGCTGGTTTTGTCCACATAATATAGCTCCTAATTTATATCAAGCAAAAGTGCTTGTATGTAATATTATGCTTATTATTAAAAGCTACGATGAGTAAAATCATTAATTAATCTTAAAAAAATCATTAATAATCAACTATTAGTTTATATTTACAAATTAATTTAAACTATTTTATAAAAAAGTGTTGCACTAATATATATAATATGGATAATATAAATTGTAACAACTTTTTATATAGGATTAAAAATGAATTTATTTAATGAGCATGATCAAATATTAACAGAATGCAAATCTGCTTTTTTAAAATTAACTGATTTAAGCATTCATGAAAAAGTAGAGCTAATTAATAATATTCGCCAAGAGCTGCTTCAATATTCACCATTTAAAAATGAGCCTGTTGATTGTGTTAGGTGGATTCAATCAGACTTAGTTAAGGCTAACGATTACAACCCTAATTCAGTTGCTCCGCCTGAAATGAAATTGCTAGAACATTCAATTAGTCAAGATGGATATACACAACCTATTGTGTCATGGTCAAGAGATGGAATTTACGAAGTTGTAGATGGCTTCCATCGTCACAGAGTTGGTAAAGAATCAAAAGATATTCAATCTCGTATTCATGGATATTTGCCAGCTGTAGTTATTAACAACTCTCAATCTGATAAGAATGATCGCATGGCATCTACCATTCGCCATAATCGAGCTAGAGGCGAGCATAAAGTTGATTCAATGGCGGACATTGTAGTTGAACTTAAGCGTAGGTTTTGGGATGACGAACGCATCGCTAAAGAGTTAGGCATGGATTCTGACGAAGTATTAAGACTTCAACAGGTAACAGGTCTTGCTGGATTATTTGCAGATAAAGAATTTAGCGAAGCATGGGAAGCTGTTAGCTTTTCAGAGGTTGAGGATGATGGGCTTTTATCCTAATTTACAAAAACAAGGATATTTATTTGAAATATGGCATCCATATTGGAATTGGGAGTGTTATCAAAACAATATGTGGGCTATTCAAAAAAATAGGCATGATATGATTATTAATTGTGCTAAATTGTTATCTGATAGTGATATGTGCCAGCAAGCAATGATTGAAGCTATATCAAAATTTAAACTAAGTGCAGAACATCATTTAACTAAACAATCAAATAAAAAACCTTGGTTAGGTCAAGCAGCTTGCAATATAAAATTAAATGCAACAGAAGAAGAAACTAGAATTGCATGGTGTCAATACATGACAGAGTCAGCTCAAAATAAAGCAAATCAGATAGCTGATTTTTTAATAAAAAACTGGAGAATTGAGAATGCCTAAAACAATGTTAAACATGACAACAGAGCAAGCATCAAAAGAACGCATTGAATGGACTTTTGACAACTTTGAACGAATTTATTGTTCGTTTTCTGCTGGTAAAGATAGCGGAGTAATGGTTCACATGGTTTGCGCTGAAGCCCGTAAACGTGGCGTTAAAATTGGTTTATTCTTTTTAGATTGGGAAGCGCAATTTAATCATACTATTGAATATGCACAGTCAATATTTGATGAGTATGCTGATTGTATTGAGCCTTACTGGGTATCTGTGCCAATTAAAACATGGAACGCTTGCTCAATGCATGAGCCTGAATGGACGGCATGGGATGAAACAAAGAAAAATTTATGGGTTCGTGAAAAGCCTGAGATCGCTATTAAAGACGGATCATATTTTCCGTTTTGGTATGATGGCATTATGTTTGAAGAATTTGTTCCTACTTTTGGTCAATGGTACGCACAGGGTAAAACTTGCGCTTGTTTTGTTGGAATTAGAACTCAAGAAAGTTTAAATCGTTTTAGAGCAATATCACGAGATAAACCAACATTTCAAGGAAAAATGTTTACTACTAACGTGGTTGAGAGTGTTTGGAATGTTTATCCTATTTATGACATGGTAACAGAGGATATTTGGACTTATTATGGAAAGTTTAATAAGTCATATAACAAGCTATACGACAAAATGTATCAAGCTGGGATGACTATCAATCAAATGCGTATATGTGAGCCTTTTGGCGATGAATCACGCAAAGGATTATGGCTATATCAAATTATTGAGCCATTAACGTGGTCTAAATTGGTTTTGAGGGCTAACGGTGCTAATAGCGGAAAAATGTACGCTAACACTAAAGGCAACATATCAGGCAATCATACAATTACTTTGCCTAAAGGTCACACATGGGAAAGTTTTGCAAAAAGCCTATTAGCAAGCACACCAAATAAAACAGCTCAGCATTATAAAAACAAAATAGCCGTTTATATTAAATGGTGGAAAGCTAGGGGCTATTCAAATGGCATCCCTGATGAATCTGATTTAAAGATTGAAAATGCTGGGAAAGCCCCATCATGGCGCAGGGTTTGCAAAACATTACTTAAAAATGATTATTGGTGTAAGTATCTTGGATTTTCTCCCACTAAAACTAGCGCATATCAAAAATATACGGATTTAATGATTAAAAGAAGAATTGAATGGAAAATATTTAATGAGGAATTAAGCTAATAGTTATATCGTTCTTTTAAATATTTAATCGAAACAGCCATCTCATCGTATGCGCCATCGTTTACATCATGAAGCACATAGAACCCACGCCAATGTTGATTTCCTTGTGCGCCTAAATAATCTTCATCGTGTTCGTAAAAACTACCTGCAATAATGGCTGTCATCTCATGACCATCAGCCCTGCGACCATAAGAGATCATGCGCCCTTGTTGGTGTCCTGCAAAACAACTCATGTGTTTTTTTGTAAGTAAGGCTGCAGCAGTTGTAACAGGGCGACCCATAACACCAGAGGTGAAGTAATGACTATATGCAATGCCATCAATACAAACAACATCGAGAAAATTATGCACTTCCCAATCTTGGTACGGTAAATCATCCGTAGATATAAGCCCATCTAGTTTACGATCCTCGTTGATAGCACGATTAATTCTGTTCTCATGATTGCCTAATGTTAAAACCATTCTAGGCTTGTATTGTTTCTCTCTATTACGTTTTGCTTTAGCATTATACTCGTACAAAGGTGTCAGCAAGGCATCCATAGCTTCACGTGCAGCCCATATATCTTTTTGGTAACTCCTACCCTCAAAAGATTTTAATCCTCTGTCGTAGGTGCTTAAACTTTCCATATCAGCAAAGTCACCAATACAAATAATGACATCTGGTTTTTTCTTTACGATGAAGTTACCTAGACACTTCAAATAGGTAAAATCGTTTCCCTCTTTACTTTGTACGTCTGGTATCACCAAGTGGATGATAGGTTTTTTCGTTTCCATGATCTCTCATTAAGAATTAAAAAGTTTTGCTTCGTCTTTCCTGCGATTATCTAATCCTTTTAATACCTTGCCACCAGCTTTGTTATACTTTAGAAGCGACTCGATAGCACCCGCTTTGTCGCCACGATTAAGTTTTGCACGAACTGTACTGCGTTGAAGTGTTCCAAGCCCCAGATTAAAAGCAAAGCTGACAATAGCATCAAATTGATTTTGGGTAAGTTCAACATTAATATATCGCTCCACCCCAAGCTCAAACTTTCTGACATCTGAAGCCAATAGTGCATAGACTTCCTCTAAACTAAATTTGCGATTCCAGCTATCAGGTAAAGTAATACCATCGCCAATGAGATGACCAACGCCAACAGTCCACAGACCAGCAGGACATCTATATGGTTTTTGACGAACTCCTTCATGGTGAGCCAACATGTCTAGACATTGTTTAGATGCTTTCATTACCTTGTACCAAAATAAAATCCTACGATCGATGCCCAAATAATTTGTGTTTCGTTATCCCATAGCAAGTCTAGTGCTACCTTGAAATCAACACCATTATAGTACGCATACCAGCAACCAAATAATTCTATGAATAGGAATATACTAAATAGACCAAAAGTAATAGCTGGGCGCACCAAAGACCTAATATTGATAACCCAAGTTGATGCGCCTTTAGAAGTTTCAGTATCATTGAGTCTTGCTGAATTAACATCTGAAATTCTTGCTTGATAGTTGTCAGAATCTGTTTGAATTTTGAGTTCATTGAATTTAATCTCCTCAAGGTCTTTTTGTGCTACAAAGCCAGCTTTTTGCAATTCTAGTTGCTGTGTCATTTGTAACTGAGCTAAAGATACCTCATGCTTTTGGTCTGAGCGTTGTTGAAAAAACTCTAAGAATTTAGGAGTATTACCTGCTAAGAATGAAACGACTGTCGTAAGTAAAGTAAACATCTATTTTTTATCCTTTTCATGCTCTTCAAGAATCCGAATACGAACATTAAGTTCGCCTATCTTGTTGTTAATCTCTTCTTTCATTTTATTTCTTGCTTCTGCTGATAATGGGCTGTCTGTAGGAACGCCTTGTGCTGTAATAAGGGCTGGCATTTTAGATTTAATATCAATCAAATCGCCTTGCATGTTATTAACGCTAGAAATCATCCACCCAACCGCAGCTACCATGACAGGAAATATCATAGGAATAATTTTAGAAAAGTCCATTAGTCATCCAATTCTTGTCGTTCATTAATCTGCATTGATAGGCTGCCATCAGACCACAAGCAAACTTCTGACTGGTCATCAAGTAAGATAATCAGCTCATCATCAAACGTACCGACAGCCTCAATTGTTTTTCCTGTCATGTGTTCAAAGTAGCCTTGCAAAGTTCCCCTAATCTTGTGTACTGTCATTAGTTTTTCCTATCAAAACACCTTGATCAATAAGTTCGTTTGTAAGTTCGCTATCAGCTAAACATAAGTCGCATGTAGATTCGTCACCTTCAACATTAATTATAAAAGCAGAATTGCATTTATCACATAAAGTGATTCTGTTAATGAACGATTTTTTCATTTGTCAACTTTGTGATCCAGTTTTTCAGAAATGC